GGCAAATCAGTCATGTGCGTTACAAAGGTTGTGGCAGTGCTACGAGATGTGGTTGCTACATTCACAAGATTTGCGAATGTTGCACCAGTGGGTGCCGTTGACCCCTGGAGATCAAAGACAAGTCTCCAGATAGTACCATTTCGTGAAGTTGCAAGCCCTAGCGTTCCACTCGGATCATTCATTACAAAATCAGCATTCACCACACCCACTCCAGGTTCGGACAATGTGACCCTAAGGCCAGGTCCGGTTGTGATGGGAATGGTCAATGAATGCTGTGCATAGACTGGCTCCTTGAAGGAAATGTCATATTCTGCAAAAAGGTATCCGACTTGTTGTGTTGCGTTTACTTGAGTGTAAATCTGTAATTCTGCCATGATCGCATCATCCAGATCAACAGATGTTGTTGGATCAATGCTTCGAAACATACCATCACAGGTTATATCAATGTAATTTGCTGCCCACAATGGACCAAATGATGCATTACCTTGACTCATGGCCCTTGGTAGAAAAGTCCCACCTTCGGGTTGGAGTCCAGGCATTGTGCATGATGATTGACTGCACATGATTACTTGGCCAGTGACACTAGTAGCTACTTTTGGCACGTAGTGAATTCGGAGTCTATTCCACTTATATTTCTCAAAGGATCGGGCCATATTTCCTAGAACAGTGCTAAGGAAATAGGCAGGGCTTAGCAACGCCGATTTTCCCAAACCAAATGTGCTGACACCTTGACCCTCCACCGTGCCAATGAAGTCCCTCCCGACAACACGTGCATCGGTCAAGGATCTTGTGATCACTGGATTAGTGGCTTTGATCATGGTGCCATACGACACAGGTGGGGTTGAAGTCGTTGTGCTCATGCCTGGTGGAATTGTACTCTTCTTCATTTTCTTTTCTTTCTTCGACACCGTTGGTGTGCTTTTGTTCTTTGGCGGAATAACCTTTACCATTGTTTGTGTTGTGTTGTGATAAGTTAGTAGTTTATCAGTGGCCCTAACCAAGTATTGTAGGCCAACTGGAACAGCAAATAATGCCCCCAACCAAGAGTTACCATAAGCCAATCGAACGAATTCTCTATCTGCATTTAGCAAGTCACCCTCTAGGAAATAAATCCTATCGTGTTCCATGCATATTGCATCTAGCTCATCCACAGGATCAACTATTGGGTTAACACTTGATTGTATGGCACCATTGCTCCAGTAGGGGCCACAGTAGTTTCCGTACATTATAGTGGTGCGTGTTGGTATTCAGCAAAACTATCAATGGCCCTGGGCGTAAAGCCCAGGACCAAATCATTGTAATACTTCTCCAACTCCTCTTGTTCATCGGGAGTGTACCCCCATGCTTCGAAAAACGTTGATCTAGCCATAGCTGTGACGGTTTGCGCCCGACATGTCAATCCTTGACCCATCAAGCGCATTCCTGTTGCCATAGCAGGATGCTTCCCAATATTGCTCTTAACTCCATTGCGCATGTAACAAAGGTACATTGCTTGGAATATAGGAACACCACTGGTTAAAGCCACCCCACCTTCACCTACAGCATAGATCCATTTCCGAAACATGGACTCACTATTCAGTGGTATAATGGATAAAGAATCTTTTTCCCTTGCGGTATCAAAATTCCTTACCATTATCCACTCACCACCAGCTTGCACTGGATGCATTTGGCAAAATTCGACATCGGTGAATCTATAGACAGTTTGTTCAACCGTCATGCGAAACCCTAATCTTAAAAACCATTCATCCAGTCCATTCCGAAACGCTGACTCGTACTTTCTACTCATGAATACCACACAATCGTCACCATTGTTACCAAATTTGATTGTTACACCTTTCTCCAACGAGTAGGTGTACACCATGGCACACATGATGATGCAATTGCCTAATGCGGTATTCATGTCTCCTGAAAACCGTCGTCCATCAACTTTGTAGCGCAACTTGCCATCCTCACAAAAGCCGACACCTACATTATGCAGTTGCATATGTAGTATCCGCTTTAGCTCAGGACAATTGCCAGACAAGATGATGTATATTGAGTGTTCCCACATCAACATGTACATACTTACGTGCATGTCGAATTTGGTGGCATCCAGCCCAATACAGATACACTCAGGTACTGAAATCCATTTCTGGTACAGTGCCTCAGCAATCTGTTTCACATTCATCCCTTTCATCACAACAGGACTTTGGTCCCCAAAGACTTTA